GGTTACGTATTAGATCTAGCTCGTTCATAATTACCTCCTATTAAGCAAGATTTAGTAGGACCCATTACGGCGTCCTGTATATATTATATAAGAGTTGACAGGTATAAGTCAAGTTTTTTCATGAAGGAATCACCTGCGCGGTTGAATTTTTCCCCCATCAGCTCAAATCGCTGAAAAGTAAGGTCACGCGAGCACATAAGAATGACGCCCTGGTCTATATCGGTCCCAAATAGCTTATTATGGGCCATGGCGTACGCTGAAAGCTGCATTAGGTAGTCCTGTATCCATTCACGCTTCTTTGGCCTGTTGGTCTGCTTAAAATCAATGATTGTTGGTCGTCCCTTGTAGACGCCAATCATATCCGTCGTTCCTGCGTATTTTCCAGGGTAATAAAGGTGAACTTCAGAACCCCACACTTCCGTGATGTCCTTGAAGGATTCCTCTATGATTTTTTTGGCCATTTTCTCCGCCTGCACCCCTATTTTAGTGAGATCCTTGTAATCATGTTTGTTCACAAAATGTTCTATATATAGGTGGAGAGCGGTTCCAATCCTGCCTGAATCCCGAATGATTTGCTCTGCTTTTTTCTCGCCAATTTTTTCACGCCACTTTTTCAGGAATGATTTGTCCTTTGTCTTATTCAGCACGGACGTGACCGACGGTAAGCTTTCACCATCCGGTGTAAGATATAATCTTACGTCCCCGTCTTCCCTCTTAAGATCTGCGTAATTATATTTCTTTATTAATTGCACGGTGCATTATAGCACAGTTTATTCACCAAGTAAATCTTTATACTCTTTAGTCAGATAACGGTTGATTCCTGATGTTGAATAGGGTTTTTTACCGACACGTGAGAGCTCCGCTGCCGCAAGATCTTCCAGTGACATCGCCGTTGTTTCCGCTTCATCAATCATGTCGTCAAGGAAACTTCGACCCCACCATCCTTCGGATCCCATCTCCTGATACCAGTCATCCATTGTTTTTCTCTTCTCCGGATTGGCACGAAAGAAATCCGAAACTTTTTTAAATCTTTGTGGGTCATTGTCCACCTTTCCGCGAACATAGTTCATGAAGGTTCCTGGATGTGGATCCAGCCAACGTGATGCGCCTTCCGCCAAGCCTTCCGCAGCACCAAGTCGTGATTCCTCAGTGGCGCCATAGTAAGGGAGCCCTTCAGACTTTATTGTTTTCACCGGGCGTGCTTCTGGGTGTTGCTTGATGATGTTAAGGACACGCTTCATTGCCGGACGTCCCATTTTTCTTAATACTTGATTTAGTATGCCGTACATGACCTATCCTGCGTTCTGCATTTGTTCTGCCATATCATGGGCGCGCGCAGATGTCTGTTTGGCCCAACGTGAATCCAGCATCTGGACGTGCGCTTCAAAATAATTTGGTGGATCCTCTTGAAGCGCGGCCCACATTTTTCTAAACTTGGAAACTCCTCTCCCCCCAAGCTGAAAAATCATTTCACAGATAATGGTCTTAGCATTATCTGAAATCTTTAGGTCCTTGCACATGTCATGCGTTTGATCAATTGCTGACTGTAAATCTTTTTCTAGAATGTCTTCCAGATATTCCTTGTCGTATTTTTTTCCGTCCTCCCAGTGGTCCTCCACGCAGAGGTGGCCGAACCCAACGGTCCTTTTGTTCAATGTATCGAGGTACACGGTGTCCCGAAATCCCTCATGTTTCTTGACTGACTCTAATAATTTATCGTAGTTCATCCCATTATCCCCATGTAAGCCGCGCGTAAAATCAAAGCCATCACACCGAAGGAGACTGTCCACACGATCTTGAAGATCGTATCAACTCTTGCTGAAAGGTGAGAGATGTGGTTGTCCAGCTTCTGGTTGATGAGCTTCAGTTGCCCCTCGATCTTGATGATGTCCTCACGGTTCTGTATCATTTTTTCCTCGGCCATTATATCAATCCTATTATGCCTCCACGGTTTGCGTATTCAATTTCTCGTTTGTCTAGGTCTTGAATAAGCCTCCAGATATTAAGATCAGGATACATCCTGAAAATTTCGTCAAGATTTATCTTTGATTCATCCCACTCATAATCACCATAGTATTCCTCATTGGGTTGCCAGCCGAGAAAGTCCATGATATCATCGGAGAACATTCCATGATCATAAAACATTTTTCCTGTGTCGTGCAATCCTTTGCCAACTTGATCAAAAACGTTTCTGGTTCTAGAAAATTTAGGAAATTCTAAATTATTATATAAATTTGTTATACCTTCCCATGATGTAGGTCGGTAAGGACCACTACCCCTTGGAATACCAAACTCATTTCTAAGATGGGATTTTTCTTCCTCCCATTTATCACCTATCCAATCTACAATTCTCTCTTCCTGTGTAGGTTCAACAAAAGTTTCACTCATATTAAATGATGAATCTTGAGGTAAAAAATATGGGCTGCCAGCCGGTGCAACAAATGCATCATCAATGTATTCGTTCCATCCTTGTGGTTCATGAGGAGTATAATTGTTAGGAAAAAGTGTTTGATGTTTTTGTATATCGTCTACCATTAGATTATTCCCTTATCCTTCGCTTGTTTAAGGAAAGGATTATCCTGTATTCCTTTTTGTGGCACCGTAAACTTACCGTCGTTCCCCATCACTGGGTTGAGGTCGCTTACAATTCCGCCTTGATTCATTCCACCGTACTGATTAGCGAGTGCCGCGTCGGTGTTCCCTGTGTATAACTCTGCCGCCGCACCAGGATTCATGACGTTGCTTCCCGTGATTGAAGATCCAACTTCCGATCCGCTTGAATAAGTGTCATCATATTGGATATTAGCTTGAGGTTGTCCTTGATTCTGATAGCCTAGTGTCTCACCAATAGGTCTTGTTAAAACATCAGGTGTCATCTGTTCCACACCTTGAAGTACTCCAGGTGCTTGGTCCATTATGGCATTGCCTAAGTCTTTTAATGAATTTTTATTTTGGTTTCTTAGGTTTTGATTCCTGTTTGCCTCTTCCATGTCCTGCAATGTCGCCGTCCATTCTTCATACTCGTCAGGCATTTGCTGGAACAGACGTTCCATCGCTCTTACCCTGATAACCGTAGGAAGTGTATCGTCCATGGCACTTGTCCAGTTACGCATAATTGCGGGACTGGCAAAAACCCTACCGGCCCAACGCATTCCAAAGAAAGGAACCAGTGCAAGCATCGCACTTACATGTGCCGCACCTGCTGTGGCGCCTGCCGCTGTAATGGTACCCATTGGAGAGCTTTGTTTCAATGCTCCACCCGGTCCCTGCAGCACGGCTGAACGCGCTAGGAACGTACTTGGTGATGGCATGCCATGCTTGAATACCCTATCGAGAACCTTAACTAAATTATCAAAGTCTTTGTAGGTAGGCAGTGTATTTTGAACCATCTTGATTTGATCCTTTGGTATATCATTAGGGATCTTGCCCCACAGATCATCATACCAATGTTCCATTTGTCGTGTTTGAGGATTAAAGATTTTAAAGTCAGTAACCTTTGGTCCTGGTAGTGCTTTTTTAAACAGTTCTTGAATAGGGGAGCCAGCCTTGCCGATTCCAAGTGCATCACTAATTACTTTTGAATCAAAGTATTCAATACCCTCAACGTTCTTCATTGAATTTTTAAATGTGTTAGCTAAGTAATGGCCCAATCCTCTATGATATGCCTTATCACCCACGATGTTTCTTAACGCCGTAATTTCACTTTCAAGAAGAGCCCCTGTATCTTTTTGTGATTTTGCTAAAGTATTCCATAAATTCTTGGACATATCAGTCGCCTTTTGTGGTGTATCAAGGGCGATGTTCCACCCAAATCTTTTAACATTTCCTAATTGCTTTCCTGCATCCGTTCCCCATATGAGCATTCCTTTGGAGAGGAAGTTTTCATATTCTGTCCACAGTTTAGTCACATTTGAGAAAGGTGTGTTGTTAAGACTTCCAATGTCAGTTTCAAATGATCTATATAATGCATTAATATCATCTGATATTGTTCCTATCTCTGGGCTCTTGGACCATTTAATGTAGTTACTATCAAGCAGTCGTTTTAGTTTATACATATCACCGACTGTTCTTTTTCCTGGTGTTAATAATGTTGTACCTGGCGTCCATCCTTCAGGGGGCCTAAGAATATTTTTTTCAAGAAAGTTCGAAAACTCTGTGCTTAACGCACCCATTTTGGATCTGTTAAAAATAATTTCTTTTGCTGTTTGCACCATCATGGTGTCGTCTACAATGGCACCTGCTGATTTAGCAGCTTGTAAAATTTGTTTATCGTAGTCCTGCGCAACCTTTCTAAATCCTTCCGCTCTCTTCCCCCCAAGCTTGATATAATCAACACCCATTTCTGCCGTTGTCACATAAGGTGCAAAGCGACCAATCATTTCCATCATACGAACTTTTTGAGCTTCACCGGCTACTTGGAGTGTGGCTTGTATTGGCCTGCCGATTGCTGGTACACGTTGGAAAGCGTTGATGTATGCATCAAGGTATGGTCTGCCTGAAAGGGCAAACCTAGGAATAGTGGTTCCTGCAATTGTTTCTAATTCAGGGAATAATTCTTTTGTTCTATGCTCTGCTGGGCCAAGCCAGTTGAAAGCTTTTGAATTCATTAAGCGCGTTAGTGCTTTTCCAATAAAGGGAATGTTCATATGCACGGGTTCTCTTATAGGGAGGAAAGTTTGACCACCCCATGGTGCGAGTGCTCTTCCTTTTGTGCCAATGTACATTGCGTCTGAAGGATCAAATTTTGCTAAAGCCTTATCAGCAGCAATGAGTTCCGGTCCTGTTAAGACACCAAAGTCTTCATATAATTCTTGTGTTGCTTCATCCTTTCCTTTGTATATTTTACTTCCGGCTCCAGGAGGAGGTGTTTTTAAACCACCAGCCCATCCACCAAATCTTTTAAAGCCCATGTATAATGGTCTAATGCCTAGGAAAGATGTTGTTATGGCCGCATCAAATACAGCAGAGTCCACTGCGTTGGCAATACGGGATTGTGCTCCTTCGGGTTTTGCTTTGAAAGGATTAAGTCTGTAAGGAACTATGTCTTCCACGCTTCCAAGTTCCGGTCTGTTGATTCCTTCGGGTCCGAACGTTAAACGCTCGGGTAATTTTTTCAGGAGAGGATCCACCCCTACCTGCAAGGCTTTATCAAACCAAGGTGAAATGGAATCATCCACAACTTTATCCCTTTGTGCACGCGGCATAGACATAAAAGCTTTAGCTTTCCCTCCACGGTTCATTGCATCTAATAAAACTTCATAACCAAAATCAGCTGCACCAACTGCAAGTGCTCCGTGGACCACGGCATTTAAACCGCGTCCTATCCAACCGCCTTTGCCTTTAACGGCTCCTTTGCCTGCGCCTTTTAAAAACTTTTTAATCAGTCCGCCATTCCATCCATAGTTGAATCCTTTAATGCCACCTGCAAAATACATTCCAGCTTCGACCATTGGATAAGGATTAGGTTCGTTCGTAAACAAACCAAACTCATCATACAGTCTGTAGGTGTCTGCACCCACTGGTAGGAAATCAGCGTCAGTTAAACCTGAAGCTGCGAGAATGTCAGTCTTCGCTTGAAGAGCCATCTGCTGATATTTTTCATCACCAGTCTCTTCATATTTTTTCTGTGCCTTATCAAATATCGTGGCAAGTTGATCCTTTACTTGATCTTTTCTTTTCATGTAGGCAGCGGAGTTAACTTCGCGTGCCTCTTGAATCTTTTTATCCTCCTCACTCATCAACCACGGGTTGCTTTTACCGAAAGGCTGTCCAGGGAGAAGCAGATTTCCAAGTTTTTGGAAAGGTGCCATTGGTGTGTCCGTCGCTAAAAATTGATTCTTCGCCGCTATTTCTTGAGCTTTCGTAATAGGTATGCCTGTCTTGGAAGTTGTTATAAACTCCTGATCCGCTGGACCTGTGCCTTCCGGCATATTTTCAAAGACGCTTTCTTGATATTTTTTTATTATGTCTACCATTACTGATCCAATAGGTTCATCCAATGATCAAAAACATTTCCAATGCTTTTATTTGTCTGCTGATCATCAGCGCTTACAACAGCTGTGTCTCCACCCATGAAGGAAGAGAAGGAAGGTATGCCAGGTCCCTCAATATCAAAAGCGTATGTGGAGTATTGTGGATCATTTCTTCGTAAGTTATAATACAGATTAGCCATGTTTTGCGCACCTGGAATGGTGTACATGGAACTAAGTTGTTGATCTCCTCTTGTACGGGACTCTTCATTAGGAATATACCCTGCCGTCGCCAGTTGACTGGACATACTTTGGTATAATTCATTATAAATTTTAGCATAGTTACCAATGACAACACGTGGATCGTTGGCATCACCAAAGATATCAGCAGTTCTACTTTCTGCGAAAGATCTCTTAAGCACGTCTGCCAGCATACGACCCGTAGGCTGTCTTCTTCTTGCGAGTGCAAGACCCAAGGTTGTTTCAAAAATTGCAAGTTGACCCCTTCGTGGATCGAACAGCATTTTTTCAAGTGCGCCACGCGTTAGGTAACGTCCACCTTTCACGCCGTACTTGCCTCTGTTATCCACAAACACGGGCAATGATTCTCCTCCAATTTCTATAAATTCTCCTGCTGTGGGGTTCTCAAGAACAGCGTATGTTGATCCACCAAATTGCTCGGTAGCTTTATCCGCTTCATTTCCTGCACCAGTGCCTGGCGTAAGAGATTCGAAATACTTACCAAGCTTGCTTGATCTGTTAACAACAAATTCATCATCCGTTATCTGTGATACGGAGTTGGCACCCCATGTGGCTTTTAATCCGTTCCCCACTTCTGAAAGGAAGTAGGCTGACGGTCCGAATTTTCTAAGGATTCCACCTTTCAATCCAATCAAGTCTGGATTTTCAAACATGAGTGGCATGATTTGATCAGCCATGACATTAACGGTATCGTTAATGTAACGTGCCGACTTAACCATGCTGTCCTTTCCTGCATCCGTCAGCATTACTGTTGAAGTATCACCGGCTGCTGACATACCCGTCATTCCAGCAGCTGTGCCGGATGATGGTTGGAAAGTATAAAAAGGAATTCCTAGTGCATTATTCTCGTCCAGGAAATAATTCATTTCATTGCTGTTGGCACGGTACTGTCCCACCAGTCTTCTATTTTTTACTATAGGGGCACCGCTGTATTTATCATAAGCGATTCCACCATCAGGTGTTCTTTCATAATCATTGGCCCATACGCCGACAAAGTCACCCGTACGCTTGCTTTCATCTTCCACGTCCTGCATGTACAATTGCAATGCGGCCTGTCCTATTTCTCGTTCCGCCTTTCCTTGCTCCACGCCCATCTGGAACAGCATTGGAGCTGTTTGCATCGCCGTCTGTCCTATGATGTCAACAAAACCCTTGACACCTGGATCATCAGACTTTCCTGCCATGAGCATTCCACCCACTTGCATGAGCAGTGCTCCTTTCTGCATTCGCATCCCCTCATCGCCGCTTCCCACGAACTGGCGAACAAGGTCCTTGTAGGCTTTCACACGGGTAACGGAATCATTGTCAATTCCAGCGGATGCTGGATTGTTAGTGGCGTCTACAGTTGCCTGGTTTGTTTGCACCCTGGTTCCATTGGCGGAGAGTGCGTCGTCTTTTAATTGTTCTTCTTCCTCAAGAATTTTTTTATTGGCTGTGTCTTTTTTATCTGGGGTCTTAATAATTTTAGGTTCTTTAATTAATTCCGGTGGCATGTCCACTGGACCGTCTTTGGGAAATTTAGGTGGTGCCAAGTCTTCTGCAGTAATGATTGTATCTTCCTGCACTCTTTCCGGGAGTAGATCGGAGAAGGTATCAAGAGCGAGATCGGTACCGTACCAACCTACAGCTCCTTTCTTCCAGCCTTGTTGGCCAGTCATGATATCTGCATAGTTTTTAAAATAAGGATTGCTTTCATACGCTCGACGCAAAGGTTGCGCGAACCGTTTAGATCCCTGTT